ATGAAGTTCTTCATGATGGATTGATCCTTGGCAGGGGCTTGGCAGGTGTGCCAGGGCACCTAAGCCCTGGCGCTTTGGGGCTGCGGCTTAGGCGCCGTTGCCGCGATACAGGCCACGGTGGTCAACCACCTTGGCGGCAAAGTCTTCGCGGCACTTGATGGAGATGCCGTCTTGCTCGAAGCCCATTTCGGTTTCGATGACGGGGCCTTCTGCGCCGTCGAGCCAGCAGTACTCGACCGTGTCCACCTGGCTGTTGCGGGCAGCGAAGTACCAGCGCGTGGTGGAGTTGGAGTCAAGGATTGGCTCAACGATGGCTTCTACAGCCGTGCGACCACCAGCGCGGAACTCGTTCACTGCCGAAGCGGTGGCAGGCACGTAGTTGGAGCTGGTGAACTGGTAGGCGGATTGCTCCAAGTCGCTCGGCACAATCAGGTAGGCCGGGCTGAGGTTCAGCTCTTCAGACTGCAAACCCTTTTGCTTGCGCATGGCGGCGCGGCCAGCCTTCATGGCGTCGAGCGACAAGGCGCTGCCACCACCGGTGCCAAGGTTGCCGTGTGCGGCATCGAACAGCGCCACGCCGTCGCCCATGGCCGCGTTGGCGGTGAGCTGCGCGTAGACCAGGCGGTTTTCCAGGCGGGCGGCGCTGGCGCCGAAGCCGGTGATGATGCGGTCGAAGCTGCGCAGGTCGTCGTTGACGATGGCTTGGCGGCTCAGGCTGACGATGCGGCCATAGGTAGCCAGGCCATAGGTTTCGCCTGCGTCACTCAGGGTGCCGTAGGTGAATTCACCCGCCTCGTTGGTTTTGAGCAGGTCGGGCATGCCAGAAAGCTGCACCACGCTCATGGCCTTGAAGTCGGGCGCGTTGGGGGCGCGGCGAGCCCACATGGCGTAGGTGCCGGCGTTTTCTTCGTACTGGTTGCGCAGGCGTTTTTGGGCCACGTTGGCCAGCAAAAAGCCAAAGTCGCTGGTGGTGTGCATGCCGCTGCTGGAGCGGATGAACGCTTGGCCTGCGGTGCTTTGATGGCGCAGCATCAGGCCAGCAATGGCCAGCTTGTCCATGCCACGGGTGTTTTGGCCGTCGGCTTCCAGCATTTCGCGGCCCAGCTCCAACAGGCTGAAGCCACGGAAGCGGCGGCCGTTGTCGCTGAGTTTGACGCTGGAGTCAACGCGGGAGTGCAACGCCTCTTGCATGCCTTGCATGCGGGTTTCGACTTCGTCGCGCACGGTGTGGGTGCGCACGGTGGTGTTGTTGGCACCGGTGGCGGCATCTTTGCGGGCCAGTTCGTCCAAGATGGCTTGGCTGGCTTCACCCACGGTCTTGCCGGTGCGGATGAACTCTGCAGCCAAGTGGGGCAAGGCGTGGCGGGTGCACAGCTCGACAATGTCGGCGCTGCGCTTGGCGGCTTCTGCGGCTGCCGCATTGGCGGCGGCGGTGGTGTCGGGCGTTGCGGGTGCGCCGCCCTCGTTGCGGACCGGATCGGTCATGGTGGTTTGCTCCTGGGTAGGTGCCGCTGCTGCGGCGGGGGCGGGTGAAACTTGGGCGGCAGGGGCGCTGCGCTGAGCGGCGGCTGCCAAGATGGCGTCAGAGATAGCCTGGCTGCCTTGGTTGATGTGGGCGCGGGCCTGTTGGGGCTGTGCGGCGCGGGCGGCTGGGGCCACTTGCACACCGGCCAGGTGGGCGGCCGTGGTGGCGTCCAGAATGGGCAGGTCTGCGGCTTGGGTGGTGGTGGCGCTGCGGCTGGCAGAGCCCATGTCAAAGGGCACGGGCACAAAGCTGATTTCTTGCGGGGCCCAGCGCAGTGCGCGCATGAGGATGCGTTTGCCGCCGTCGGTGCGTTCTTCGGGCATGATGCGCTGCCAGGTTTGCACGCGGTAGCCCACGCTGATGGCGCGGATGATGCCGGCCTTGATGTCGGCCACGTAGCCTGCCATTTGCTCGCGCACGCTGAGGGCCAAAGTGGCCATGGCTTGGCCGTTTTGCACCCAGCCGCGCACAGTGTTGCCCATGACATCCGCCAGGTCGTAAGACTGGTGGCTGTTGAGGACTTGGCACACGCCAGCATCAATGCGGGCCATGTCCACCGCTTCGGGGGTAATGTCGAGTTCTTCTTCGTAGACGGTGTCGGTGCGCCAGTCGTAACGCAAACCTCGGGCGCCGGTGCTGAAGACAACGTCGACGGTGTTGGCGGCTTCGTTGAAGCTGCCGGGGATGATGTTGGCTTCGCGGGTGATGACGGCGTCGTCACCGGCCAGGGTGTGGCCTTGTTGGTCTGCGGTGGTGGCAACTTGTGCGTTAGTCATGAGGCTGCACTGTTGCGGTTTTGCTGTCCCACGTCTCTATGGGTTTGGGACAATTTTTAGAGGCTGTGGCTATAGCCACTTCACCGACACCAAGCACTCTGGCGCTTGCACCCATTGGCCGTGGGTGAGTTGGGCGGCTGTGAGGCTGGCGATGATGCTTATGCGGTGAGGCTTTGCAGCAGTGCGTCTGACGCGCCGGATGTCTGGTGGATGGCAAGTCGACCGATTCGGCCAGCCAGAGGAGACACACCAGAAGATGCTGCATGCCCAATGACTGCGCGGCTCAAGCCGACGGGCATAGCCGATGAGCCATCATCAGCCAGGAGCAAACTTGCATTTTGGGCGGCTCGCATGTCATTGAGCTTGACCCGCAGTGCTAGCTTATTGAGCGTGCCAATACTGCCTGTATTGGTGGCTGCGTATGAGGCTGTATTTGCACTTGTGACAATGCCGCCAACAGTTGATCCACCACCAGGCCGGTACAAGATTGCCCGGTTGGCCTCATCGGTTCCATCAACTCTCAAAATGTGACTTGATGACGAGAGCGCGGCCAAGTTCACAACTTCTGCATACAGCGTGAACTCACCCCCCAATGTCAGACCAAGCGCAGATAGCGCAGGCGCCCACGTATGATTGCCAATATTCACGGCAACAGCACCGACCTGAACCATGGGCACCGGATAGCTAGTGTTTGTGAGGTTGACCCCCCAAATGTTCACGCCGCTTGAACCGTCGCCCGTGTAGACCTCATCAGCCACTGCTTGAGTGGCCGCCAGTTGTACCCGAAGAGGCGCATTGCCTGTGGCTGTTGCCACGGCGGAGGCAGACAAAATCCAGCCCCCCGACACTTGGCGCGGAGTGTGGATAGTGACGCCAGCATTGAGCGCCTGGCCTGCACCCGTGCGTGGGTTGAATGATGCGACGAGCGTGGAGCCAAATGCAGCCGATGGGAAGCGCACTTGAACAAATCGGCTGCCTGTGCGGTTTGAGGCAAATACACGGGCTGTGTAGCTTGTGCCTGACACCCAGCTCATTGTTTGTTGCAGGTAGCGATAGGCCGATGCTGTGGTTTCAGTGATGCCCCATGAGGCTGTTCCGCCTACCATGGGGCCGTCTTGTGTTGGCGTGTTGAGCGCCACAACGGACCACGCTGCATTATTGAGAGCGTGAGACTGCAAGGGTCCGGCGATGTACGCAGGGTCTACCCTGTTCCACCATTGGCCATCCATGAATTCACGCGGCAGTACATTGGCCGCAAAGCTAGACATTGACCCGTCGGCCTGCGGCAACCAGATAGGCACATCACGCGCACAGGCGTAGCCTGCTGGTGCAAATCCTGTTGTTGGATCGTTGAAGATGCGAAAGCCCGCTGCAATGAGCGGGTCTGGCTTCCGCCACGGCGGGCTCATGCTGCCGCCAATGCTTGCGGCGATGGTGGCGCCGATGGTCATTACTGGCTCACCAGTTCAAAAGTGGTGGGCTGGGTGGCGCTGCTGAGGCGCAGGGCACTGCAGGGGCCATAGATAGTGCCCTCGGTCTTGGTGGTGATGTTGGCCAAGGTGCTGTCGACCCAATTGGCGTTGTTAGGGTCTGACACGGCGTTGGGGCTGCGGCTGATTTCAACCTTGGCGGTGCCGCCTGCAGCGGGAAAAACGCTGATGCCCAACGGAAAGCTGACGGCGCCTAGGCCTGCGTTGGCCATGTCGAGCACTTGGGGTTGACCGGCCTGAACGGTGGCGATGATGTTTTTCATGGCTTTGCGGGGGTGGTGTTGGGTTTGGCGGCGGCTGTGGATGCAGCGGGCTGGGCGGCAGGGGCGGTGCGGGCTTGGCCGCGCAGGGCGAGCATGTCTTCCCAGATGCCGAGGTCTTTGAAGCGTTGGATGTCTTCGGCCAGTTCTTGGCTGCGAACCAAGGGGTCGTCGTTGCGGCGGCGGATGCTTTCAGAGAAGCTGGTTAGGCCGCCGCCGATTTCGTCTAGGGTGGCGCTGACTTCGTCTGTGGGGCTGGTGTATTCCCACCGGGGGGTGCTGTGTTCGACGGCGTAGGTAAAGCGGCCACTAGGGCTGGGGGATTTGCCAGCCAGTTCAGCGTGTTGCACGAAGGCGGTGCAGACCCTATCGCACAGGGTGGGGATGATGGTGAGCCATTGAAGTTGCTCAACCTCACGGCGCACGTCGATGATGCGGATGCGGGCGCTGCTGAAGTTGACGCCGGTCATGTCGCCAGTGGCTTGTTCGTAGGTGAAGCCACCACCGGCACAGACCATGTGGATGTTGAATTTGTCGTAGTCGACAAAGCCGGGGGCTGCGGCGGGCTCGATGACGGTGGTGTTCATCCCAGACGGGATGCTGGTGATGCCGCCGCTGGAGAGCTCGCCCAGGTTGCCTGTGGACAGGTCGTTATGGGGGGCATTTTCCAGCATGCTGGGGTCGAGGCTGGCCAGGACGCTGAGGCGGGCTTCTTGGTTTTTGCGCTGGAGTTCGGCATCCTCAAGCAGCTGGATATCTCGCGCGCGGGTGATGCAGCGGCTGAGGCGCGGGAAACCGCGTTTTTGGCCTGGGCGGCCGGGGAGCTGCAGGTGGATGATGACGGAGGCGTCTACCCGGCTGGATTGCAGGTTTTTGCGGCTGACGGTGTTGGTTTCGCCAGGGTGTTCGTTCCAGAGCCAATAGGCCACGCAGCGGCCAAGGTAGTCGTATTCTTTGCCCTCGATGATGGGGTTGTCATTTTCGGTGTTGCGCTGGCGGGTGGTGTCGAGCCAGTCGACTTCGAGCACTTGGAGTTGCAGGGGCACGGGCAGGCCGTCTGTAGGGCGGCGGGTGCGCAGGCGGACCAAGACTTCGCCGTCGGCGTCCATGGCGCGCACGGCTTGGGCTTGCAGGCCGTAGTAGGTGTTGATGCCGTCTGCGTCGGCGACTTTGACCCAGCGGTTCCACAGTTCTTTGAGGATCTCTCCATGCTGGCCGCTCCAGCGCGGGGTGATGCCGGTGCCCACAAGCATGCCCACGCGGGCGTCCATGCCGGCGCCGATGTAGTCGACGTTTTCAATAAGAAACCGGCTTTTGGCACGCAGGGTGGCAGCGTCTGCAATGTGGTTGGTGGTGGCGCTTGCGGTGGGGCGCCGGGGGCGCCAGGGGTCGCCCGGGCTTGCGGCCAAGTAGGCGCGGGTGAGGGTTTGGCTGGCGATGGCGCGGCGCAGGCCTGCCACGGGGTTGAGCCAGGAGATGGCCCTATCGAGCAGGCCGGGTTTATAGGGGGGCGTAGCTTGGCGAGGGCGCATGGCTTGGGGGTCAGCGCTCGCGGCTGAGGGTAAAGGTGTGGTAGTAGGTGGCGCGCTTGGCGCCGCCTGTGGCTGCAGCGGTGGCCTGTGCGCTGAGTTGCGCAGCCACGAAGGCGCGGCGCTGCAGGAGGTCTGCTGCGCTGGGGTAGCGAACGCGGTTTCCGTCTATTTCGACTTCAAGCTCGCCGGAGGCGATGGCGGCGTCGATGCGGGCGAGGTCTTCGGTGGTGAGGGCCATGCCCGACACCGTAGCGGGCGGGCTGTCCCATGTCTCTATGGGTTTGGGACAGTTTTAGCGGCCCGGCTGTTTGATGATGCGGTAGACGGTGGAGCGGCCAATGCCAAGCTCGCGGGCAATGGTGCTGGCATTGCGGCCGTTGAACAGGGCCAACACCTTGGCGGCTTTGGCTTGGCGGTCTGCGGGCACAGCGCGCACGTAGGGCTGGGTGCCTCCCCATTGTTGGCGGATGGCTTTTTCGGCTTCTCTGAGGTCTTTTTCTGCGGTGATGAGGTTGTGGCGCTGGAGGTAGGCAAGCATGTGGTCGACGATGTCGGGGTCTGCTGCGGTGGCGGTGGGTGCTGCTGGGGCGGGGGTAGCTGTAGTTTGGCTCATGGTGGTGTGAGGTATGTGGTGTGTTCAGCCCCAGCGGCGGGGCACGGTAGCGGTGGGTTTGCGGGCGGGTGTTTGCAGGTGTTGCAGGCTTGGTTGGGTGGGTGGCGGTGCAGCGGGTGGCGGCGCTATTTGGCTGTGGTGGGCTTGGGCCTGGGCGGCCATGGTGGCGGCGGTGGCCGGGGTGTCTGCGGCCGGGGGCAGCATGATGGCGCTGAGGAGGTCGTGCGGGGGCTGCACGGCTTGGGTTTGTTGTTGCCAGCGGGCTTCTGTCCAGCGGTGGAGGCCGAGTTTGTAGGCGCCGTGGGTGGCGTAGTTGCGGCCGTCCAATGCTTCGTTGCGGGGGCGGCGTTTGATCCAGCGTTGTTTGGTGCCGTTGGGGGTGGTGACGGTGATGCGCTGCTCGGCCGTCAGTTGTTCGTAGTATTCACGCGGCAGGGCCTGGGGGTGGTGGACGTAGCCCGCGCCGGGCGCAGTGATTTGCAGTTGGCCGTGCAGGAGGTCTTTGGCGGTGTCGGTGCCCACGCTCCAGACTTTGATGCCTTTTTTGAAGGTGGTGCCGCGCCAAGTGACATCGACCGCGCTGGCGGGGCCAAGGATGGGGCGGTTTTCTTCGGAGCTGCCTTTGATGGCGGCAATGGGCAGGCCGGCCGATTGGGCGCGGCGCACGTAGTTGTAGACGGCTTGGGTATGGTAGCCGCTGTCGATGCTGATGTGGCTGCTGGCCAGGCTGCCGCCGTTCCAGGCTTGGGTGTAGCGGCGGCGGAGGTAGGCGTCTACGGCATCCCAATCGCGTTCATCGCCGGGGTTGCCCTCAATGATGTGGCGGTCGATGAGCCAGCTTTCTAGGCCTTGGGCCCAGCCCCAGACGTAGATTTCCCAGCGGTTGCCTTGAACGTCCACCCCGGTGGTGAGCACGAGGGCGCCAATGGGGACGGTGCCCAGGGTGTAGGGCTGGGGGTCTTGTTTGGCGCGTTGCTCCAGCTCGTGTTCGTCGGCGGCTTCGCCTTTTTCTTCCCAGGTTTCGCCCAGGGTGGTGTTGACCCAGGTTTTGAGTAGGCTGAGGTCGCCCCGCTCGGCCAAGCGTTTGGCGGCTTGGAATTCTTCGACGATGGTTTGCCAGGTGGCTTGGGGGGCGCAGGCCGTCCAGATGGGCATGGCGGCGTGGCTGGGTTTGGGGGCGATGGTTTCGACCGGGCGCGTGAGGGTGCAGAGGTTGGGCTCAAAGCTGGCGGCGGTGCGGAACTCGGGCAGCATGTTTTTGGGTGTGCGGGCGCTGTCTAGCCACCGGCCAAGTTGGCCGTTGGGCAGCACTTCGACCCACACGCCAGCGTGCCAGACGGTGAGGTATTGGCTTTGGCTCATGCCGCCACCGCAGTGGGGGCAGATGTGCAGCACGGTGGCGGCGTTGTCGCCGGTCCACTTCATGCCGTGGGGGGTGTCTTTGCCGCCCCAGGTGATTTGGTGGTACTCGCCGCAGTGGGGGCATGGGACCATCCAGCGCAGGTGGCAGTCGGCCTCTGCTTCGCGGTCTTCGGTGTTGTCGTTGTGCTTTGTTTTGGGGGTGCTGCCTGCGATGCTTTTGGGGAAGACGGAGCCTTCTAGGCGCTTGTCGCCCAGCTTGCCGGGGGAGCCTTCCTTCTCCACATCACGATCAAAGCCGCTGAATTCGTCGTAGTAGACGCAGTCGGCCGTCAAGCGGCGGTAGTTTTTGGCGGCTTTGCCACCGCGCAGGTGCAGCAGGCCGGTGGTGAATTTCTTCTGGCGGAGGGTGTTGCCTTTGTCGCGCTTGGTGTAGCTGGACATGACCTCGCGCATGGCTTTGGTGTCGCGCAGCATGGGGTCTAGCTCGGTGGTGACGAATTCGTCGCGGTCGTCGTCAGTGGGTTGGTACACCACTTGGTTGCGGCGCTTGTGCTGGGCCATGTAGGCCAGGCACGAGAGGAACATTTTGGTGTAGCCAATGCGCGCGCTTTTGCGGCTGGTGAACATGCGCAGGCCGTCCATGCCCATGGCGTCCATCATGGCGCGCTGGAAGGGCCAGCAGATCCAATCGCCTTCGACGTAGCTGCTTTCTTTGCTGAGGTAGAAGTGCTTTTCCGCCCACACGCTGTGGGACATGGGCGCAGGGATGCGCAGCACGCGCAGGCTGCGCCGCACGGTGTCGGCCATGGATTGCATCAGCTCGACGCTGATGGTGACGGTGGTAGTGGCGTCTTGGCCAGGCTGCGCAGCGGTCACACACCTTCCCCCTCGGCAATGGCGTCTTCTTCGGCTTGGATGCGGTCAGCCTGGCTGATGCTGGCGTTGGCACACAGTTCGCGGCAGAGCACCAGCTCGTCGGTGATGTGGGCCTGCACCACAGGGGGCAGGTCTGGCACGCGGCGCAGGATCTGCGGCAGCAGGGCATCCAGCCGGGTGGCGATTTGGCGGGCAATGTCACTGAGCACCACTTCAAGCAGGCCCACGGGGGCGAACTCTTTGCGGGTAACGGCGTTTTGCAGCGCGATGCGGTCGGCGGTTTCCTTGGCCACGCGGGCGCGCTCGGTGCTGAGCACACCGTCGGGGTCGCGGCCGGCCGCTGTCTCGCGCAAGTGGTCGCAATAAGCCAGCAGCCAAACGCGGGCAGTGTCGCCTTTGGTGATGACATCTCGCGCCATGAGGTCGCTCACAGCGGGCTGGCTGATACCCACCAGCAAACCAAACTGTTCTTGCGTCCAAACGGTGTCTAAATCACCCATGCCAATTTCCGTTTTCACAAAAATTTCCAGCCCTACCGACCACAAAAACAATACTCAGACCACCACCCACACCAATACTCACGCCATAACCCCCTTGGAAACCACCCGAAACTAGCGTTTTATCGGGGTCCGAATTACC